GTTGAGAGCACAACAGCACTTTGCGAAATCTGCCACCAAGAAGTAATGCGTTTAAAAAATGGCCCTGATCTTTTCATGTTTGAGTTTATGGAAAAGAATTTTGTGACTGTCTGCGAGAGCCACATGTTTGACAGAATTACGGAAATGAAAACTTTGACCGCTGAAAATTAGAAACTGAAACAAAGGATTAAAAACAATGCAAACAATACTTGGAACAACAAGAGACTTAGAAAGATTTTTTAGAAACGAGGGATTCAGCAGAAGTGAATCACTCCGTCTTGTATCAAAACTTAGGAAAACAGAAGGATTCCAGGCTCGGGATGAGCGGACAACTTCTTTAGCCGAAAGGCAACATATAAAAACGGTTCGGATTATCAGTGACGATTCAAGCCGACTTTACAAAGAAATGTATAAACTCAGCAGACAGGTTCATTTTTTGACTGAGTTATGCAAAAACGAATGGGGTTATGAAGCAGATCCTCGGGATGAGGCTGAACACAAAACACCCCAAATAGGAGATAGCAATGAAAAAGAAGATTGCAACTCCGTTTAATCTCAAATCATTAACAGAATCCGGCCAGTTTTCGGGCTATGGATCGGTTTTCGGTAATGTTGATTCCGTCGGTGACATTGTCCTTCCTGGAGCTTTCAAGGCCAGCCTAGACAAACATCAAGGCAAAGGTACAAAACCAGCAATGCTTCTACACCATGATAGTAAACGCCCATGTGGCGTTTATGGACATATGGCAGAAGATAGTCATGGCCTATTTGTTGAGGGTCAACTTCTAACGTCAACTGCAGACGGTGGTGAAGCCTATAAGCTGTTAAAAGCAGGTGCTTTAGATGGTCTTTCAATTGGATACCAAACTATAGATTCTGAGTATGACTCCAAGACCGGAAAAAACTATCTAAAGGAGCTTGAATTATGGGAAGTATCTTTGGTTGTTTTCCCTGCCAATGATGCCGCCAGAGTAACAGGTGTGAAGACAGTTCGGGATTTTGAGCACTTCCTCTGTGAAAATGGATTCTCCAGAAATCGAGCAAAGGCCATTTGCTGCCAAGGGTTCAAGGAGTCAATAGACCTTGGACACAATGAGATTAAGCGACTTTTACAAACTAACATTCAACTATTCAAAGGATATTGATTATGAACGAATTACAATCTTTAATTGAAGAACAGAGCAAAGCTTTTCACCAGTTTAAGAATGCAAACAATCAACGACTTTCTGCTCTCGAAGAATCTGGTCACTCTGACCCTGTTCTTGATCAGAAAGTTAATAAAGCCAACGAGGATGTTGGCAGAATTATTAAAATGATCGAAAAACTTGAGGTGAGGATGAATCGCCCTGGTACTGGTGGGTCAGTTTTGGATTCTATGGATCCAGGGCCTTCAGTAAAAGCAATGGATAATTTCATGCGATCCGGTGATATATCAGAGATGAAATCCATGTCAATTGGCACCGATGCTGATGGTGGCTACGCGATCCCAACTGAACTTGATGCCAACCTGAAAAACTACATGTTTGACGCGAATGTCATACGACAAATAGCGACAGTTAAGAATATTGGCTCGGCCAAATATTCCAAAGCAGTTAATACCGGGGGGCTTTCCGCTGGTTGGGTTGGCGAGACTGCTGCCAGGCCCGAAACTGTTACCCCGACCATTGCTGAAGTTGCACCACCTACAGGTGAACTGTACGCCAATCCTGCTGCAACTCAGTGGATGCTTGATGATGCAGACTTCGACCTAGCCAATTGGTTGATAACTGAAATCAAAGGCAAGTTTGCAAGTATGGAAGGCACTGCTTTTATTTCCGGCAATGGAACCAATCAGCCGAAAGGTGTTCTGGATTACACCTCTGCTACCACTGAGGATGACGTTAGAGCCTTTGGAACCTTAAAGCATACTGTCACTGCAGGAGCTACAGCTATCGCAGGTGATGAATTGATCAACTTGTCCTACGACCTACGGAGTGTATACAGGCGTGGAGCTGTTTGGTTGATGAACTCAAAAACAGCTGCATATATCCGCAAATTAAAAGATAGCAACGGCCTCTACCTTTGGCAGCCAAACTTTCAAAGTGGGCAGCCTGCAGAACTGGCAGGATATCGTTGTTTGATTGATGAATCTATGCCAGATATGGCAACAGGTGATGTTTCTGTGATGTTTGGTAATTTCACAATGGGGTATGAGATCCTGGATAGAAACACAAACATGCTCCGCGATCCCTACACCAACAAGCCTTACACGCTTTTTTACACCACTAAACGGGTGTCAGGTATGGTGGTTGACAGTAATGCAATCAGGTTGCTACAGCAGGCATAAACATTCACAGATAAAGAATAGTATCTATCAAGCCTCTGGGATTTATTTCTCAGGGGCTTTTGTTGTGTGTGTCTACTAAAAGATTACTCGCTCTCTGTATCTGCCATGTCTGTAGCAACCATGCCTTTATTTGTCAGTGTGGCTTTAAGTTTTACTTCTAATTTTTCATGTACAGGCATATGTTTTGTAAGATTGTATTCTTCAATTAATGGGGCAAATTTTTCGGCACCATATTTACTTTTTGAATCATAGTGTAAAAAAAGCAGTTCATAGCTTGATAATTGTGCTCTTAAGATGTCAGTATAGAACTTTTTATTTTCCATATCGCTGAGGTGAACAAATTTCACGATATGATATAGTGTCAAAAAATAGTGAGACAAATCTGACTTATTAGTTTCATAAAATTTTAAATACTCATCGTTAATTAATTCTTCAAGCCGAACTGTTGTTTTGCCTGCTTTAGATAATCTAACCAGCTGGCCTCCAGCGTATAATTGGAATGCATCGTACCAATTTATAAATACATCTCGACCAGTTATGGTTATTTTATTATTCCTTGTCGCTTTAGTATCAAGGGTTGAGATAATATCATTGTACAGTCTCATTAATTGGAAGAATGTATCTTCAAATGACTGCTTTCTTAATGTTTTATTTTGCTCAATGAATTGATCCTTTTGATCTTTAAGGACTTCTCTTGTCTCACTCAATTCCTCTCTTTGAAGTCTTAACTCTTCTTTCTGTAACAGGATAGCTACAATTAAACCAGCGAAGGCAAATCCCGAAAACAGGGCATTGGTAGCACCAAACATATCACCAAAGGTGCCAGCACCGTCTGGTTCGTAACCAGTATACATAGGTACGAGGAATGGAGTGGCTAACCACGCGACCATTATGAAGGAAAGTATCAAGAAAATAAGTTTTTTTGGGATTTTAGAATTTGTTTCCTTAGGCATTTTCTTTCTCTGGGCTGTGGGGAATAGTGTGGGGATAAATAAAAAAAGCACTTAACGAAAGTCGCTAAGTGCTTGAATATACATGGTGACCCCAAGGGGAATCGAACCCCTGTTCCCGGCGTGAGAGGCCGGTGTCCTGACCGCTAGACGATGGGGCCATGATAGACAGCGTTTTTACCTGTTTGGCAGAATCTTGTCAAGCTTTAGTTCCATCACCTTTTGAGTTTGTTTGTGGATAGATTGTGGTCGTTAGTGAGTCGTGTGCCAAAACGGACACAGGAAGCAAGCACATCCTTTTGCTTTTTAAGGGCATCGATTTTTTCTACATTCTTTATGAGCAAAGGTGTTCCATACTGTATATCTAAAGTATCGCAGAGGCTTTGTATAACAAGTTCGGCGCCCTTAAATAACTTTTCACCTTTGGTCGCAGCACAGGACAGCAGGTAGCCTGAACGAATTGGTGTTCTTGTCTGGGTTTTATGTAATAAATACTTCTGTGCCCACAGGGCCTGGCATCGGTCTATAAAACTTTTTAACTGTGCAGTGACGGAGTAGAAATAGATGGGGCTTACAAAAAAGAGTCGATGGGCCTCATCTATTTTGTCATACAGCTTAGCCATATCGTCATTTATAATGCATTTCCCCGTCTTGTTGCATCCTCCACACCCTTGACAAGGTTGAATATTAAGACTGTTCAGGTAAATATATTCCACACTGTTATGGGGAGATTGTAATATCCCACTGGCAACTGCTTGTGCCA